AATGGTAGATGGTCTGTTGAGAAGTTCAAAGGACTTCTGTTCCAGATCGAAAGAGATGCTAATGCTATTGCTTTCAGAACAAGAAGAGGGAAGGGTAACACCATCCTCTGCTCATCTGATGTTGCTTCAGCACTGACCATGGCAGGTCTGCTTGATTACACCCCTGCTCTGAATGCAAACCTGAATGTTGATGATACTGGCAATACTTTTGCTGGTGTTCTCAATGGTAAGTTCAAGGTTTACATTGACCCATATTCTGCAAACCTTGCTGCTAACCAATACTATGTTGTTGGTTACAAGGGAACCAATCCTTATGATGCTGGTCTGTTCTACTGCCCATATGTACCTCTCCAGATGGTACGTGCTGTTGGTCAGGACACCTTCCAGCCCAAGATTGGCTTCAAGACCAGATATGGTATGGTTGCCAACCCATTTGCAAATGGTCTTTCACAAGATCTTGGTGCCATCAAGGCAAATGCAAACAGATACTACAGAAGAGTTGCTATTAAGAACCTCATGTGAGTTCTGTTCCATATCTTCAGGGGTCCCAAAAGGACCCCTTTTTTATTGGAATAAATAGTTCAAAAAATGTCTCAATATTTGGATAGAACTCCAACAAACAGGAATTTATTATCACCAGTTGGGTTTAAGTTTGCATTAGACAAAGCACCTAAAGTAGATTTTTTCTCCAACTATGCAGGAATTCCTGCAATCACTTTAGGTTCTGCACTTCAAACTCGCTATGGAAAAAATATTGATATTCCTGGCGACAAAATGAATTTTGAAGATTTTCGTCTACGTTTTCTTGTAGATGAAAATATGGAAAACTATATGGAAATTTGGAACTGGATGACTGGTCTGGGATTTCCATATAGTTTAGAACAATATTCAGACTTAAGAGACAACTCACAATCATATAATTCTCCAGCATTAAAAGGAGATTTTTATGAGCGTTCTGATGGGACACTAAATATTTTGAACAGCAATTTTAATGTTCAATCTAAAGTTATTTTTGAAGGATTATATCCAGTCTATCTTTCTGCATTAGATTTTGATGCAACATTAGAAGACGTTAGATATTTTACTGCAGAGGTAACTTTTAAGTATACTTACTATAGAATTATTACTGGTCTATGATTTCTCTTGATGATATTCAATTGATGTGGAAAGAAGATTCAAAAATCAATATAGATGATTTGCATAATGAATCTTTAAAAGTTGCATCATTACATGCCAAATATTATGAAATGTATAACAACTTCTCTTTGTTAAGAAAAAAATCAGAAATTGATTACAAACAAAGAAAGTTAGAGCGTTATAACTTTTATGCTGGAAAGTCTACTTTAGAAAAGTATCAAGAAGAACCTTTCCCATACAAAGTTAGAGATAAAGAAGGAATGCAAAAGCATCTTGATGCTGATGTCAAACTATCAGAAATCTTTATCAAAATAGAATATTATGATACAATATTAAAATATCTTGAGGAAATTATAAAAATGATTTCCAATAGAACCTATCAAATCAAAAACTCTATTGACTTTTTGAGATTCCAATCTGGAATGTAATATGTCTGATTTAATCATATCAAAAAAGAATGAAATTTATCTAAAGATAGAAGCAGAACCTCATATCTTTTATGAGTTATCTGATCAGTTTACTTTTGATATTCCTGGGGCAAAGTTCATGCCTCAATATAGAAGTAAGCACTGGGATGGAAAGATACGTCTTTTCAATCTTCAAACTGGTGAGATCTATTCTGGACTATTAGATAAAGTTATTGCATTTTGTGATAATCATAACTATACCTTTGAATTTAAGGAAAACAAATACTATGGTCTTCCTGGAGAAATGGATGAGACCATTTCTTTAGAAGGTGTAAAGGATTATATGCAAAGTATTTGCTCACATACACCAAGAGATTATCAAGTTCAAGGTGTGTTTGATGCTTTAAAGTATAAGAGAAAACTTTTACTTTCTCCTACAGCATCTGGCAAATCGTTGATGATTTATTCTATAGTCAGATACTTTGTTGAACAGGATAAGAATATTCTTCTCATAGTCCCCACTACGTCCCTTGTAGAACAGATGTATAAGGACTTTGAGGATTATGGTTGGAACTCTGACGATTACTGCCACAGGGTCTATGGTGGCAGCGAGAGAGTGTCCAATAAACCAGTGGTCATATCCACATGGCAATCTATTTACAAATTGGAGAAACCATTCTTTGATAGATTTGATGTTGTGATTGGCGATGAGGCTCATCAATTCAAATCAAAGTCACTTGTCTCCATCATGTCCAAATTGCATGATGCAAAGTATAGGTTTGGATTTACTGGAACTCTTGATGGAACACAAACGCACAAACTTGTTCTTGAAGGATTATTTGGTGCAACATACAAACTAATTAAAACTGATGAACTGATTAAGAAGGGTTATCTTTCAAAGTTAGATATTAAAGTTCTTCTTCTTAAGCATGAACCTCAAAAGTTTGAAGTTTATGAAGATGAAGTTCAATATTTAATTTCGCATAACAAACGTAACAAGTTTATTAAAAATCTAACTTTAGATCTAAAAGGTAATACTTTGGTTCTTTTTAATAGGGTTGCTACTCATGGTGAACCATTGTATGAAGTCATAAATAAGGATAAGAGTGACAATAGAAAGGTATTTTTTATTCATGGTGGTGTGGATACTGAAGAAAGAGAATTAGTAAGAAAAATTGCAGAGGATGAATCTAATGCAATCATAGTAGCATCTTATGGAACTTTCAGCACAGGTATCAACATTAAGAATCTTCATAACATCATCTTTGCGTCACCAAGCAAATCAAGAATAAGAAATCTACAATCTATAGGAAGAGTTTTAAGAAAAAGTAAAGAAAAGGTATCAGCTACTCTCTATGACATTGCTGATGATACTACTTACAACTCAAAAAGAAACTATACATTAAATCACTTAGTAGAAAGAATTAAAATTTACAATGAAGAGAATTTTAATTATGAAATCATAACTGTCAATTTAAAGAAATAAATGGAAAACGAATTCTATGCAGCAATCAAATTAGTATCAGGTGAAGAAATCTTTGCAATTGTATCTCCAACAGAAGAAGATGATAGAACCTTACTGATCCTTGAAAGTCCTGTTATAATAGAACCAATGGTATCTAAGACTCAAGGTACAGTTGGTTACAAAGTTAAACCCTGGATGATGATTCCTGATGACGACATCTATATAATTGATATGAATAAAGTTATCACGATGACTGAAGTTAGTGATAATCAGATTATTAGAATCTATCAAAAATTTATAAGCAACTCATCCCAAGTTTCTTTGGACAAACATATGGGGTTCATCTCAAAAGTAGATGATGCCCGTAAGTCCTTAGAGAAACTCTATAAAAATAGCTAGTCCCCATCTTTCAACCCTAACAGAGTGATTCTAATCACCTTTGGGAAAGTTGTCAACTCTTTTGATCAGGTGCTATAATCAGTACATCTTATTTTGTAATGATGGACAAATTTAATGCAAATGTTAATGGTAAAGACAAAGAAAAAGTCAGAGCATTATGTGAATAACAAGGACTTCTATCAAGCTCTTGTTGAGTATAAAAAGCAGGTAGATGATGCCAAGGAGAAGGGTCTTCCTAAACCAAGGATCAGTAACTACCTTGGTGACTGTTTCTTGCGTATTGCCAATCATCTTGCATACAAACCAAACTTCGTGAACTACATGTTCAAGGATGATATGATTTGTGATGGTATTGAGAACTGTGTTCAGTATATTCACAACTTTGATACCAACAGAACCAATCCTTTTGCATATTTTACGCAAATTGTTTACTATGCTTTCTTGAGAAGAATTGCTAAAGAAAAGAAGCAACTTGAAATTAAGTCCAAGATTATTGAAAGGTCTGGTTATGATGAAGTCTTCACATCAGAAGATGGTGATTATGCAGATATGAATAGTATTAAGGATAATATTAATTACAGATTTTCATGAAGATCGCCATCATTACTGATACTCACTACAATTTTAAAAAAGGAAGTAAAGTCTTCCATGAGTATTTTGAAAAGTTTTATAAAAATGTATTCTTTCCCACATTAAAGAAATACAAGATTGATACAGTCATTCATATGGGTGACATGTTTGACAATCGCAAAGCAACTGATTATTGGAGCTTTGATTGGACAAAAAGAGTTGTTCTTGAACCTCTTAAGAAATATAAGGTTCATGCAGTTCTTGGTAATCATGATATCTTTTATAAGAATACAACAGACCTCAACAGTCTTATGTTGTTATTGAATGATTATAAGAACATCAAGGTATATCACAAACCAACCACTGTAAATGTTGGTGGGCAGGAGATTCTATTTGTTCCTTGGATTACTCCAGAAGGTGAGCAGGAGACCCTACAAGCAATTCAAAGCACCTCATCCAAGGTTTGTATGGGTCATTTGGAATTGGGGGGGTTCTATGTCCATAAAGGCAACATTCAGCAACATGGAATGGACAAATCTATCTTCAAGAAGTTTGATAGAGTATTTTCAGGGCACTATCATACAAGAAATGATGATGGTAAAGTATTCTACTTAGGAAATCCTTATCAATTGTATTGGAATGATTATGGTGATACCAGAGGATTTACAATCTTTGATACTGAAACATATGAACTAATCAAAGTTGATAATCCATATGAGATGTTCAAAATTTGTAATTATGATGAGGACAATCTTGAAGAAGATCTTACTTCTTATGAAGGTTGTATTGTTAAGTTGGTGGTCAAAAATAAAACAGACCAACATAAATATGAAAAGTTTTTAGACAAACTCATTAAGATTCAACCTCATGAATTGAAGATTATAGAAAATGTCAAATTAAATTCTGATTTTGATGCTGATGAAATGGTGGAACGTGAGGATACACTGTCACTTTTGAAAAAGTATGTTGATGAATCTGAAATTAAGTTAAATAAGAGTAGGATTAAAGATTTGATTCAATCCATTTATCAAGAGTCATTTCAGTTGCAGTAATGTATATTCTAACTCTCAAGGATAATGAATCTGAAGGTGCATATGCAGTAGAGGACAAACACGGAGAAAAAATTCTCTATATGTTTGAAGAGGAAGATGATGCAGTCAGATATTGTTCTATGTTAGAAGACCTTGATTATCCAGAGATGGAAGTTACTGAAATTAATCCAGCTGTTGCATTTATGGCTTGTGACAGATTAGACTATCAATATGCTATAATTACACCAGATGATATTGTGATTCCCCCTGACTATGCTGACGTTCAAAACTCTACGTTATAAAAACTTTTTATCATCAGGGAATCAGTTTACAGAAATCTCCCTCAATAAAACACCATCTACTTTAATCATTGGAAGTAATGGTGCAGGTAAAAGCACCTTATTGGATGCTCTGACTTTTGGGTTGTTTAATAAACCATTCAGAAAAATTACAAAGAATCAACTCATCAACACTACAAATGAGAAGGACTGTGTTGTTGAGATTGAGTTTTCAATAGGGAAGGATGATTGGAAAATCATTAGAGGAATCAAACCATCTATCTTTGAAATATACAAAAGAAAGACACTATTAGATCAAGCAGCATCAGCAAATGACCAACAAAAATGGTTGGAACAGTCTGTGCTGAAACTCAACTACAAATCCTTTACACAGATAGTAGTTCTTGGGTCTTCAAGTTTTGTTCCATTTATGCAACTCTCTTCCCAACATAGAAGGGAAGTTGTGGAGGATTTGCTTGACATTAAAGTATTCTCTTCTATGAATGATGTTGCCAAAATTAAAATCAAGGAGATTAAAGATGATATCAAAGAAATTGGTTACAAGAAAGAAAATCTTGAAGACAAAATTGAGTCACAAAAACTTTTTATTCAAGAGATTGAAAAACTCAAAGACAGAGACATTCAAGACAAGCGAAACAAAATAAGTTCTCTTGAAGAAGATATTGATTCTAATACTCTTAAAAACCATATTGTAGAGCAAGAAGTATTAAAGAATACAAAAAAATTAGAGGAATTGTCTTATACAGAAGATAAGTTGAAGAAACTTGAAGGTTTGAATATCAAACTGGAACAGAAAATATCTTCTGTAATTAGTGACCATAAGTTTTTTAAAAAGAATAGTGTTTGCCCTACCTGTACTCAAACCATTGAGGAAGAATTTCGATTAAATAAGATTGATGAGATTGAAAATAAAGCAAAGGAGATTAAAAGGGGTCAACAGGAGCTGCAACAATCAATTGAAGAAGAAACTCAAATCCACAAACAATTTCTTAAAATTAGTAAAGAGGTATTAGAACTCAACAATGAAATCACTTTTAACAATGTTAAAATTTCTGAATTCAGAAAACAAATTAAAGAACTTGAATCTGAAATTCAAGGACTTGCCACACAATCAGAAGATAGAAATACTGAAAGTGCAAAGTTAGCCTCCTACCAAGAAACATTAGAAAACCTTTTAAAAGACCTTTCTTTAAAAAAAGAAGAGTTATCTAACTATGAATTTATTCATATGCTTCTAAAGGATGATGGTGCAAAGACCAAAATCATCAAGAAGTATCTTCCTATTATCAATCATACCTTGAACAAATACCTTGAGATGCTGGAGTTCTCTGTAAACTTTACATTGGATGAGGAGTTCAACGAGAAAGCATTGAACCCAATCTATGAAGATTTTTCTTATGAATCTTTTAGTGAAGGTGAAAAAATGCGAATTGACCTTGCTATTTTATTCACTTGGCGTGAAGTAGCAAAACTTAAAAACTCCATTAATACAAATCTTTTGATTCTTGATGAGGTGTTTGATAGTTCATTGGATGATTATGGAACTGACTTCTTTACAAGAATTATTAAATATCAAATAAAAAAATCTAATGTTTTTGTAATTTCTCATAAGAGAGATGAATTATTGGATAAGTTTGACAACACGCTCACATTTGAAAAGAAAAAAGGGTTCAGTGTGATGATTGACTCTTTCTGATGGTAGTGGTAATATTGGTAAGTAGTACCCTATATTATGTTTGAATTAAAACTTGATATGCCTGATAATAATCAAAATGGTTTTTGGAAGTATAATGAAGATAAAACTTTGAAAGAAATTGAGCAGTATCTTTCAAGCACATATCATGCCCATTACACTTCTGAACAATCTAAAACACAGACACTTGACTTAATTGAAAGCATTGGTGATGCAGAACCTTTTACAAGGTCTAATGCCATCAAGTATCTTTCTCGTTTTGGTAAAAAGAATGGAAAATCTAAAATGGATATCCTAAAAGCAATCCATTATTGCATTCTTCTCTATCACTTTGCTGGACTTCATAATGAAACTAAAGGAACCTATGAAACTTTCTGATAATACTGTCACCCTTCTTAAGAACTTCTCTAACATCAATCAGTCAATTCTGATTAAGAAAGGTTCTCAAATTAAAACTATTTCTGTCCTCAAGAACATCTATGCTGTTGCAAATGTTGAGGAAGAGTTCAGTAAAGATTTTGCTATCTATGACCTGAATGAATTTCTGAATGGTCTTGGTCTTCATCAAGATCCTGATCTTGACTTTACCAATGATTCTTATCTGACTATTAAAGAAGGTAAGCGTAAAGTCAAATACTTCTATGCAGATCCTGAAGTGATTGTATCTCCTCCAGATAAGGATATTGATCTTCCCACTGAAGATGTGTGTTTCCAATTAGAACATTCACAACTGGATAAGTTGATCAAAGCAGCAAGTGTTTACAAACTGCCAGATCTGTCTGCAGTTGGTGAAGCAGGAGTTATTCGTCTTGTAGTTAGAGATAAGAACAATGATACCTCAAATGAATACTCCATTACAGTTGGAGAAACTGAAGATCAGTTTGTATTCAATTTTAAGGTAGAGAACCTTAAAATGATTCCTGGTTCATATGATGTGGTAGTTTCTCAGAAACTGTCTGCAAAATTTGTAAATGAGAAATATAACCTGAAATATTTTATTGCTCTTGAACCTGATTCTACATTTGGATGAAATATAGAGTTAAATATAAACTACCTAAAGATAGTAGATATTTAGAAATTATTGTTGAAGCAAATAATCAGTGCCATGCAGTTAAGATTGCACAAGCACAGATTCCATCTGCTATAATTGTTGGGGGTCCCCAACTTTTTAATGGGTAAAACTTGATTGGATGTAATTTATTATGACTAAAGATTTCCTCTGGGTAGAAAAATATCGCCCAAAGAAAATTGAAGATTGTATTTTGACTGAGAATATTAAGAAAACCTTTACTGATTTTCTAAATAAAGGTGAAATACCAAATATGCTACTTGCTGGTCCTGCAGGTTGTGGCAAGACCACAGTAGCAAAAGCATTGTGTGAAGAACTGGGAGTTGATTATTAT